CTTCTTGATTTCCCTAGCCAGCCTACTGCTCGACCACCCCTCATCCTCCGCCTTCTCCAGCCACCCCGACCTGTTGTCGCTCTTGAAAGTACCAGACCCCTTGTCGTACTCGTCAGTGTGGGAGGCAATCAGGTAGTGAGTCCAAGTTAGATTGCGGACATCCCTAATCTCAAACGCCCTGGCAACTCTCCGATAAGCAACAATCGTTTGGTACGGCGTACCGACTGACTTGGCAAACTCCCCTAAACTTCCCTCTCCGTGCTTTGTTACTAGCCTATTGGCTATGTCGCCCTTGAAAAACTGGTTTATATTGTCCACCTCTTTGCAGACCATCCACAAAGAAATGAAGTCCTCCCAGCTCTCAGCACCCGCTAACGAGTTGGTTGGGACAGCGACCAACGGAGCCTTGTGCGCTACTACTTCTGTGCTCAATTCTTATCACCTCCTTTGCTACTTCTTTCCTCAAAATCCCGACTACAAGCCTTGGCCAACCCGTAAATCAAATCCACCGCCTCCCCCGCCGTCATCAACCACCCCCTAGGTTTGCTATCGGCGGGGGTAATGAGGATTTGGATGCGGTCACGAAGGTGCTCACCTTTGATTGGTTTTTCATAATAAAAGACCTCCAACCTTGCCCCATTCCCCCAAATAGAAGTGAATATTGGCTTATCCTTATTCATTCAGGCCCCCCACACTCTCCCCCCGCCGCTTGGCCCGAATGTTGAAGTACCAAGCGAATGCCTCCCCTAGCTGATTCTTAGCCGCCAAATCCTTCCAGTCACGCTTAATGTAGGCACGGGCCTCGGCCACTGTCATATCCTCAACCGCTGTCGTGTCCTCGCCCCTATCCACCTCTAAGCCCCTCTCTGCTGATTAGAGTAATCCAAGAGTCCCCCATCTTGGCCCTATACAAAAGTGCGTCTCTGGGCACCAGGTAGCCCTTACCGCCGAGGCTAGTCTTCTTGGGCGGTAGCGTTACCACATCGTAGCCCTTCAAGAAGTGTCGAAGTGCGCCTATTTCCATAATAATTATTGAATTGGCATCAACCTCGGCCCAATAATCGGCCTTGGTAGCGTCAATCCCGCATCTCTTCCCGTTGTATTCAGTCTCAATAAAATAGTTGCCTGTGCGCTCAACCGCAACATCGTACTTTACCTCTAAAGTAGTACCGACCTCAGGGACAATAATATCGTAGTCAGGAAAGTAGCCCCCGACTCGATGCGCTTTAGGATACTTCGCTCTAACATGCTTTAGTACTATTTCCTCGCCCCCGTGTCCCTCTTCTAAGTCTTTATCGAAATTATAAGCACCCATAGATTTACTCCTAGTAACAACCAGTAAAATCTATGGATTTTGTGCCTCTTATTGGCAATTAACTCTCGGAAATCCACCTACCTCATAATTGCCAAGCCTAGCAGGGTATTTCACCCCGCACTGTACCTATTAACTAAACCTCATTCTAAAATCTATTTCTAACAACTCTACCAACTCTACCTGCTCTTTAGCATCTGCATCCTCATCATACTTCTCAATATTCTCCACAATCTTTTTGAGTGCTCTTAAAACATCCACCGCACTTGCCCCTGCTGGAAACTGTACCCTGACTGTATCCGTGTTTCGCAGCTCGTGTACTCCGCCATACCACAAAGCATCTCCATCCTTATCAGGCTCCAAATCCTCCGCAGCGTTGAGGAAGACATCATACTGCACAACTTCTCTAACTGTCTTGGCCCTAGCCTCTTTCAGCAACCTAGCCTTAATAGCCCCTGTAGAATTGTCTGGTAATTTAACCATGTTGTTACCTCCTTATAAAACAATACCCAATAAAAGATAATAAGCGATACCTAGCCAAAAAATATTCTCGCCCGCAAATACCTTTCTACCCATAGCCACTCTTACTAAACCTACAAACACTGGAAAACCTAATGCTACTCCTAATACTCTGATAACGAAATCAAAATTAGTCATACTAAATCACCTCCCATTATAACTGTCTCGCCGCTACATCTCTTACTGTACCTAAACCTAATACCCCAGCTTAGATAAAATAGAATTACGCTCACCAAATATCCCCTCCAACACCAAATTATTCGCATTTATTGATTCTGTAACTCTTTCCATACCTGCAACATTACGGGCAAATGCTGCTATCATTCCATCAGCCATAAACCCTACACCTATTGCTGACATTCCAAATGCCCTATCATCTACCTCCTTCAATTCTCTCCAAAGCGATTCTTGGGAGCAAACCTCCTTAATAACTTCTTTCTCTACAATAACCTCTTTCTCTACAACTTTTTGCTCTGGACAATTTGAATTACCGCTTACAGCAACAATTCTAACTACTGCCAACACGGCAAGACTAATTAAAACCCACTTTAATATTTTATTCATCCTAAGTCACCGCCTCTCGCAACGACACTCCGAAGAGTTTCTTTTACTATATCCTCTTCAATATCTGCCCGTTTCGATAAAAGATGTTTTGACTCAAGAGCACGCCCGATTTGATGGGCACGGGAGCCCGTAAATCCAAAGTATTTACCAATTTCCCTGTAGCTAGCACCTGTTAGTCTAAGCTCAAGAAACGTACCTAGCCCGCCGATAGTGGCGTACTCTTCGTTGAAATAGTGGACATTTACTGTGTAGCAATTTCTTTTACCCTTCATGTTATCTATAATAAAGCAGTCCAGAGCGTTTGTCAAGCACCAATCTGGGAGGGAGGGGCAGTTTTACCTGCCCCAACCTACCGTTAACCTTTTACTGAACCTTTTACTAAAACTTGGATTCTTTCCTATTAGGCGAATCCGCTGCCTAGGTTGAAAGGAGGTCAAGATGCCAACCCAAGCTGGCAGAGGTGCCAAATTTGGGGTGTCACAATGACAGTCTTATTATTTCACACCCTAAAGCGGCTGTCAAGTGCCAACGCAAAACTATAATGTCTTAATCTATTGTTTGGCGCGCAATTGTTATATGTCTTAAATTATATCGTGGCTCGTAATTTGTATTGTTAAAGTATTCTCCCGCTCTTACAAGATAGCTTTCGCTAATATCCCCTATACTGGATACTAGGTAAGAATCTATGACATAACAGCTTCCCATGATGACGACCTCCATTTTTGTTTTATTGCGCTTGTTTCAGTTTTATTTAGCCCCCTTGGGCTTATTTACCAGTCACGACTTTGACTGTAACCGTACATCGGGATTTCACCGAAGCGGCTATGAGAGTACCAACCTTCATTGCTGAAGGTGGGGGTTGGCTACCTGACAAGCCATCCGCAGCTCCCATAATATCCTCGCTCTTGGGCTTTCGCCCCACCCATTCTAAAGCGACCAGGTGGTCTGAAGTTGCCCTATACTACCGAAGTAGGTTTAGCAGAGCTTCAACTGTTGGAGTATCCCCTGTTTAGGCTCAGGGACTAATCCTGCCTCATCATTGGTTGCTGTTAAAGTACCTACCAGGTGCGGGCTGAAAGATAACTGTTACCCACTCCTGGCGCAAAGAAATACCCAGCAGTTACGCTGGGTTAGTTAATATTCTAATAAAACTAGAGAAAGTATCCTTTGTGGTAGGGGCTAGGGGAATTAGGTAAAACCTAACCCCCGCCACGAAAGATACTTTGTTTCCTAATTCATTATTATTCATTTCTAATTACATGTTACCAAACTAAAATAGAGCTGTCAACTACCAATCCGCTCAGCCCTCCTGGGCCTTTTTCTGCCCCGTATCGTTTCTCTTCATACGGAAGTACCATAGAGGGCAATCCTTACTTTTGCACTTAGAAACTTCGGCGTGGTTGAAGCCTACACACTCTAAGCAAAACGCTCTAATAGCAGTTAGCGGAGATACTCGCTTGCCAGAGGCTGCGTCATCTAATACTCGTTTGTGAAACTCATCATACATAGTCATATTTCTTTAGTCTATTGGCGGCAGAGTCAAAATAAATACTTATGAAAACGACCCTACCGCACAACAGACCAATAATCCTACTATTATTGTTTCATACCCCAAAGTCGTTGTCAAGCACAGACTTCTACCTACGCAGAATCTCCTGCTCTAATATATTATAATGAGGATTTACCTATCAGACCGCCACATACTGCACCCTGGTATATCAGAATCTGCTCAACCCTGTAACGAGTCTCGCTGATAGTGCCTTGTCGTCAACCGCTTTAGCAACCTTGTGGATAAACTTATCAAGCCCCTTTAAGATAATAGTACCTGCTGCAACTGTTGGGGTTGGTGGCAAGGAAGCCAAGTAACTAATCCCTAAAGATGCGAGAGCAAACAACGAAACACGCAATAATTCCTTTAGACCCTCTTTAATAGCATACTTAACATCAGTATTCACTGTAGTATTCACCTCCTTCCCATTTTCTTTAATTTCCTCTTTTATCTGACCGCCTTTTACCTCCAGGGCGTTAACCCTGTCATCCAGCTTATCAAGCTTGGCTGTAACAAATGAGCGGACATCTAAGGCAGAAGTGGCAATCTGTTTAGCGGTATCCTTGCTATTCTCAGCCAGGATGTCCGCAATCTGGTTTGGCAAAGTTTTCCTGACCTCCTTTTCCAAGTTGCGAAGGTCTTTGATAATGTCGTTTTGTATTTCTTTCTCTTTTTCGGTCATGTCATCACCTCCCCCCAGAAGTGGCCCCTCGTAGAAGATAAATCGCTCAATAGCGTATTTTGCTGTCCCGTACTTATCGAAAAGACTCTCAATCTTACCTGTCCACGGGTCGGCAATCTTGTATGAATTACCGACTTTGCCAATTAAAAGTACGAAGTGCTGCTCTACAAAGGTTGTAGCGGGGTTGTAGTCAACCTTCAGTATTACTGGAAACTCCTCTTTTAAGTGCGCATCAATCTCCGCAAACTGCGCTGGGGTAACTGTGTCAGGAGTATTGACGAATTTAGTAAAGTTAATATCTGGATAGAGTCGGTTTAGCCTACCCCATTTGTAGTAAACCTCACCTTGAAACCCATCGACACCTCTAAGGTCGCTGTTTACCTTGTCTGGGTCGGTATCTTTGCCGAAGTATCGGGCAATCATCGCCAAACAAGTAACGATACACCCATAAGACCCGATGGTAGATACTGTCGAAAACCCAAGCAGGTTGTCTTTCCACCTCTCGTCTCTCTGGGAATAGACTTTCGGAAGGGCTATCATTTAATAACTAACGACAGCAGAGCGCCTATAACAGCTAACCCAACCGCACCCACAATCGAATAGACAAACTTCTGAATGGGGGCAAACTCTGCTTTAGTCACGTACTTTTTATCGAGGCTGTCAAACTTATCGGAGAGTGTTTTTATGTCCTTACCTACACGCTCGAAGCCTGTCTCAACAGCCTGACCAAGATTTTTAACTTCGTTTTCTACCACCGCAATCCTTTCTTTAACTGTTTTATCTTTTGGCATAGCGTTTTCCCACTAACTAACCATCCCCTCGTGACTGTCGTGATGCTCGATTACTTGTTTCAGAAAGTAGCTTCTATTATCAAACTTTTGTGCTTCTTTAATAGCAGTCTCTAAATTCTTCGCTATAACATCTACTGCGGTAACCTCGGTAAAATCGCCTGCGTGTTTCTCTGTATAAAACCAGAATAGAAAATGATAGTGACTTTTCATTGGATTAGCTCTTCATTATAAAGGCCAGTTTGTAGTATTTAGGTCGGATGTCGATAGCACTGCCGCTACCAGTTGCGTTGGTTGTCCCCGTATGGGTGTGTGCACCACCAGTTTTTATCAAGCCAGAATCCATCCAAGTAGTAGGCCTCCAACCCTCAAGTGGGTAAGGGAAGCGTGGGTCATTTGAGCCACCATATTTCTCAACTCGTATATCGTGACCGTGATTCCCCACCGCGCCTGTTGTGAATGAGTGGGTGTGAGACGGCAAATTAGCAGTAGCAATAGTTTTTGTATGGGCACCACCAGTATCTCCTGGGTTTGTGGCTGCAGTAGGCACACTCATAACAAACCTATCAATCAGGTTTGGAGTGCTGTTATTGCCATCACAAATATTCCAACCAGCGGGGATAGTTGCTATCGTACCCGACCACATTAGAATAGCCCCCGAAGGCACCCTAGCCGCCCACAGTGCGTTGTATTGTGCTGCTATTATGTCTTGTCCTGGTGAAACCTCAGCCATAATAAATTACCTCATTAAGCGTTGCTGAAAACAACATCCCATTCAAGAGTCAAAGTCTCAGCATCTGTTTTCGTTTTATCAACTATCAACCTAGCAAATAAGGTGCCCGAATCAGGAGTTGCTGTAGCGTCATCCCCAAACAGCCCTATCTCCTTTATTGTAACATTTGCCTCAGTAGTGTTAAAGAAAGTCCTAAAAGTCGCTGTAGCTCCTGCGGAGCTTCTAACGCTAACTAACTTTCTAAAGTGCTCAGTCTGTAACTCTGTATCCCCTGCCGCTGCCGCATCAGTGCCTGTACCCTCAGCACAGTAAGTGACTACCCCTTTAGTAGCTGGGTCATCTGAGCCTTGTATTCGGGCCGCTAAAGAAGTTAGCCCTGCCGTAGTTACTAAATTATGCCCCCAAAACTCATCTACTATTTTACCACTTTTCGCATCTCGAAGTATCCCGTGGACATTCACACCGATTTTAAGTCCTGAAACCGCTTTCATAGTTATAGTATATCACGACCACTCCGCTAAGTCCCACTTTGCGTCATCCCACTGGTATGGCGGAGAGTCAGTAATCATGCTAGCAATAGAATCCTGTATTAGAATCCCTTGGTTAGTGGGCTCCCAAAGCTCATCAACTACCTCATCGTCAGCAATATCCAAGGCATCTCGCTGCCCCTCTAGCAGCTTAATTAGGAAGTTTATAATGCCGAGCTTCTTAGCGCTCACTACCGATACAGTATAATGGAAGGTGCCCCCACCTAACGACCTTGCCATCACTTTCTGAATGAGGTAATTATCATCAATATCGTAATCGGTCAAATCTATGTTGATGTATTGCCCCGCCATGAATCCGTTTGTGTCCGTTACAAAGCTGCCATCAACAAAGGTTTCGGCATAATCAATTAACTCGGCCTTGGCTCTGTCTCTTGCGTCATCAATTGAATCTATCTTTTTGTCAAAGATTGCGTATTCAAACTGCCCGTTGGCCTCTATACTGTCTGTATCTTCTACCGCAACTAGAATAGGAATATCGTACTTATAAGTAAACTCCATCACGGTATCGGCGGCTGGTGCGACATCTGTCTCAATATACTTCTGCTGGTAGTCCAAAAGATAGTCGTAGTCAGCAAAAGAGCTGACATTCTTTATCCCAATCGTCTTGGCATCGAGCCCCTCTTTCATGGTGATACTGTGGGGCTTATCAGGGAGATTGAAAACCTTTTGCTCCCCATCGGCCACCATTTTAATAACTGTGAAATCGCTCAATTCGACACCGCCTCTAACATAGACTCGATTCCTCATGTTGTCGTTACTTTTCGAGATGTCCATGTCCCAGTAGGTAGCACTGTCATCATCAATATTAAACGGGGCTGCGTTATCGGTTAGTGCGAAGTAGTGGATAACCTTGTCGTAGTCTATGTACCAGAAACGCCCAGTCAGCTTGGCTATCCTGCCAAGACAGTCGCTAGGTCGAGCATAGTTAAAAGTAATAGCGTTAATGGTTACACCCTCAGTAACCTCAGTGGTTGTTATCCCCGACCCCTGGCAGTAGTTTGAAACGATGTCCTCGATAATTTGTTTATCTGTTTTACCCTGGTAGCTCTCTATAACGAGGTTTTTATCTAAAAGCCGTGTGTAGTCAACAGCATCTATCTCGTAAATTACCTCTCCTGCCCCAAGTCGTCTCGGCCTAACGCCAGTAATATTGCCCCCAAATAACTTAGTACCCTCGTTAGTTACAGTAATCTCATCTTCTAATGATGGGATACCGACAGCATCTAAATTCTTAAACTTGCAGCTCAGATAAGACGGATTATCGCGAGCCTCGTCTATAATCTCCAGGCTCTGAGTTGTGATGCAACTTGTCCTATCTGTATCCGCAATAGTTAAAACATACATTATGCTGCCCTCTTAGCCCTATTGAATCTCTTTATAATCGTGTCCCCGATAAGCTCAGCGTACTCCTCAGCCACATCTGGGCTGGAGATGTTAGCCCCCGCCATGTTGATGTTTATAATAGGCCCAGCCATTGATGGTGTTAGAGCAGTGGCACCCACGGAGGCTACTGGAGTTACATTAAAGCTTCCAAGCCTCCCATACGCCTTTTCTATCTCAGCTACCCCTGCTTGCACCCTTTCAACAAGGGAAGGCGACTCTTTGTATCTAGGGTCTATCTTACGAGCTGCTTCCTTTATCCACTCTGCAATCTTCTCGATTGTCTCTTTAGCCTTCTTAAACGGCCCTGTAAGCTTATCTTCCATCGATTGAGCAGCCCCCGTAAAGAAGGCGGAAATCTCACCCCAGACTCTAGTTAGAGTAGCCTTAATCGTGTTGATATTCTCCCTTACATTAGCTACGGCTGTAGCAATCGGTTGCTGTATCTTCGACTTGATAAAATTCCAAGCAGCCGTGGTTATGGCCTTTATAATCTCCCAATTATCTCTGATATTGCCAAGGATTTTAGTAAGTATTGGTTTAATTATTCCCTCAAAGACTTCGTGGAATACTCGTCTAACAACGGCCTCAAATAGCATAAGAATTGGCTTTGTTACATTCTCCCACCACCACCGCATAACCCTGCCAATGGCTTCAAATATCGACTTAATTTTATTGAAATTGTCAACGAAGGTGTCTTTTAATTCCGTTAGTTTCGAGCCAATCTTATCGAATATTGGCTTAATAGAGGCTTCCCATAACTCTGTTGCTTTTGCTTTAATTTTATCCCAGTTTTTGTAAAGAAGCACACCGATAGCAATTAGTGCGACAACGGCGGCAACAGCTAGAAGTATCGGAGCGGTGATGCCTGATAAAACACCGACAAGAATAGTTATTCCAGCAGATACTGCTGGCAGTATGGATAAGATTCCTAGTAGTACAGTGCTAACTACAGTTAGGATTGGAGCCAGTACGATTGCCACCCCGATTAGCTTCTGTGTTGCGGGGCTGAGATTCTTAAACCAAGTAACTACCCCCCGAATCCTATCAACGAGTTTTGGAAGATGCTCTTTAATAAACGGAGTAATTGTCCTGACTAAATCATTCAAAATTGGTAACAATTCAAGACCTATCTCAAGTTTGGCATCACTAATGGTGGCCTTTAAAGCCGACATTGCACCCGAAAACCCACCACCTGAAACCTCTACATCTTTGTAAGTCTCCTCCAACAATGCAAGGGTGTGATTTAAAACAGCAGTCTTTTCTTCAACAGGTGTCAATTCGGCTGTGGTTTTGCCCAACTCAGCAGCATAGTCCTTTTTTGCTTGGGTCACATCTATTGTAACTCCTAGGTTGTCTACAAGTTGTTTCGACTCTCTGGACACACCAGTAATTAGAGAGTCGAATAGGAAGGTAACATCTTTACCAGTAGCACGGGAGGCCTTCTTGGTAAGCTTAGCCATCTGAGTAAATTGGCCACCGAAGTCTGTAAAGGCTTCTTTCCCTATTAGGGACAAGGCTGTCGTACCCCCCTGAAGAATAGTAAATCTATCTAGTGTCCCTCTTGAAGCCTCGGCAACTCTTTTCTCGAAAGCGTCTACATCATCAATTATGCCCTTAGTCATTCCTCCGAAGGCATCTCTCACGCTTTCGTATTTTCCAGCAGTAACTCCAAAGTCTAGAGAGGCGGCCCCTATTGCAACAATACCTCCAGTAGCAAGGGCAGCACCCTTCTGCACACCCTTCAACCCTGCTGTGGCCTTACTGGTGAAGCTACTCATGCCCGACTTAGCTTCGGAAAGTCCCTTATTAAACTGTGTTGTATCCGCCTTCAAAGTGGCGATTAGCGTACCGATATTCATGGCTTTTTAATCTTCTCCTGTATGGTTTTAACAATACCAGTCAATATACCAAATACCACAACCCCCAAGCCGATTAGAATTAGTGGGATACCAATAAAAGGTATCCAAATCAGGAATATACCAGCCCCAGCGGTAGCCATTCCAAGAAGTGTGAGAGCACACCCTGGGTGCTTGCCGAGAGCCTCGTTTTGATTAGTAATGTTTACCACTGCCCTTTTCGTCATAATTATTTTACCTTTATTCGCTTACCCTTCCTAAGTATCCCCTTGAGCCTCTTAACGCCCTCCTTGTCCAACTCACTCCCTGTATCGGTACTAACCCCCTCTGCTATTCTACCCTGTAGCTGGTTGAAAAGCACATTGGGCTCCTTAGTGTGCGGATTCTGGGCAATCATCAGAAGCATAATGTAATTCTGATTACACCTCTCCTGAATCAACTCCAGCATCTTCAGGGCTTCATCGGGATAGACACCTTCTAAGATGTCGCGCTTCGACCATCCGTACTCACTGGAGAGCGCATCAATTATTCTTTCGAGCCAGTCTTCCGCGCCGCCCTCGGTTTCTTGCCGAGTAGCCCCTGAATATTTTTTCTTACTGAATCGAAATCATTCACCTCAAAGATGCCCTTCAACAAGAGTGTAACATCGTCTAATCCGTACTCGTTACTCAGCTCCTCTACAGGGACATCGGAAGCGATAGAAATAATCTTTAGTAATTCAGGGAAGGAATCAGCAATCATCTTAGGTAGCAGCGAGAAAAGCTTATCTTCTGATACCTTATCAAGACCACTGACCTTCTCGGGAAGTTTATCAAGAGCAGCTAAAATCTTCGCATACTTTCCGAGAGGTAGCTTGCTGACCGTGACTTCCTTGTTGTTAATTTGTACCTTAATACTTTTCATTGTTGTAATAGCGGACATAAACCTTGTCTCAAATGCTAATCACAATTAACTCGTGCTATCACCGATGAGTCCGAGATAGTCCCCATCAGACCTATCCTCGTCAAGCAGAGCCTCGAAGGTTACTTCTACTACCCGCTCCCCATCGAAAGTGAAGGGAAGGGATACTTCAGAGCTAA